ATGCCACGCGATTACGAGATTAAAGATGCCTTCAGGCTTGCCATTAAACGCGACGCGCGCGGGCGTTACACCGTGAGCACACTCGACTTTGTAAAAGAACTCCAGCAGCTCAACTGGCACTTCAGCGCCAGGGAAGCAAACAGATGGATAGAAGCGCACAAGTCAGATTTCCGGGATATCTCAGCATCGGAAGGAGAGGAACGCACCTTCCAGGTCTTTAACCCGAATGGCGGCATGTGATGTTTGCGCTGGTGGATGTGAACTCTTTTTACGCCAGCTGTGAGACGGTGTTCCGTCCTGACCTACGCGGCAAGCCGGTTCTGGTTCTGAGCAATAATGATGGCTGCGTGATCGCCAGGAGTGCGGAAGCTAAAGCGCTGGCCATTCCTATGGGTGCACCCTATTTCAAACTCAGGGAGGACATCAGGCGGCACAGGATCCATGTATTCAGCAGTAATTATGCGCTGTATGCCGACATGAGCAGCCGGGTAATGACAACGCTGGAGCAGATGGCCCCCAGTGTGGAAGTCTATTCAATTGATGAAGCGTTCCTGGACCTGACCGGTGTGCGCAACTGCATGGTACTGGAAAACTTTGGACGGGAAGTGCGTGAGACGATCAAACGCAACACACACCTGACCGTGGGCGTGGGCATTGCCCAGACCAAGACGCTGGCCAAGCTGGCAAACCATGCCGCCAAGAAGTGGAAGCAGACTGGCGGCGTCGTCGATCTGTCGAATATCGACCGGCAGCGAAAGCTGATGTCGCTTGTGCCTGTTGAGGATGTATGGGGAGTAGGGAGGTGAATCAGTAAAAAGCTCAATGCAATGGGCATCACCACGGCCAGAGATCTCGCAGAACAGAGTACCTGGATCATCCGTAAACACTTCAATGTTGTACTCGAGCGTACCGTCAGGGAGCTGCGCGGCGAGTCATGTCTTGCGCTCGAGGAATTTGCACCCACCAAACAGCAGATTGTCTGTTCACGTTCGTTCGGTTCCCGTATCACCGTATACATGGATATGCGCCAGGCGGTGTGTGCCTTTGCCGAACGCGCCGCTGAAAAGCTGAGAAAAGAAAGGCAGTACTGCAGGCAGATAGCCGTTTTTGTACGCACCAGCCCGCACGCGGACAGTGAGGTGTTTTACGGTAATCAGGCAACCGGTAAACTGCTGACACCGTCAAATGATACCCGCGATATCATCCGGGTCGCTATGGACGCGCTGGACAGGATCTGGGTGGACGGACATCGCTATATGAAAGCGGGCATCATGCTGGGCGACTTTTATAGTCAGGGCGTGGCTCAGCTTAGTCTGTTTGACGAATACCAGCCGCAGGCAAACAGCGAGGCCCTGATGCGTGTTGTCGACGGGCTTAATCAGAGCGGTAAGGCAAGTCTGTTTTTTGCGGGACAGGGTATTCAGAAATCCTGGGAAATGAAGAGAGAAATGTTGTCGCCGGCATACACGACCAGATTTTCAGATCTTCCCATGGCTAAGTAACGTTTGACGTCAGCGACTGACGTCCTGCATGCCTGATGACTATTTTCGTTATCAGCGTGGGCTAAACAGATGCAACATTAAAATGATATGAAGAAGGTGCACAAGAAAGCTGAAAATATTCTGATGAATATCTTATTGACGCACAGGTGGGGAGTTAACGTGATCCTGAGGCAGTACTTAATCACGGATGAATGTTCATAATTGCAGGTTAAAAAGCTGAAAAACATAGCCGGATATATACAGTACGCGATGAGATTAACAGCCTGAAGTTCTGTCCGGAAGGTCCGTGCCGGAAATACTTTGAATGTGCAGAAATTCATTCAGCACATAATATCAATTAACAGTGTGAGGTGAGTCGTTTACTGAGACGCTTAGCTGATTCCCTTTTTATTGACTGCCTCATTTACAATGAGGGCTGATGTTAACATGCCATCTATTTCATCAACCGTCTGCGCTTTAAAGTATTACATGTAATTTCTTAATGTTTAAAATAAATGTCTCAGGTTAGTAATACTGTTTGTCTGGCGTGTTGTCGGTTAGGAACAGGTGCTAATGGGATTCTGAAAGTTAGTCCTAAATATTATAAAGCGTTCATTTTTTACCTTTAAATTCAGGTTGTTATTTGAATTTTTTCCGCTTTACATATTTTTCATGGCAAACGATTGCATTGAATATCTCTCAGGATATGAGTAGTAATAATGCACCTTACAGGAAGCGCGTGGTTTATTTCTTTTTACCTGAGCTGCTAGAGACGGAAACAGGATATGAAAAGTAAAGATTGTCGTGTTATTGTTATCGGAGAAAATAACATTTTACATCAGGGTTTATTAAGTCTTATTGACGCCGAATGCAGCAAAAGGCATTTATCTGTATTATCGTGCAGTGATTTTCAGCAATTTCGTGTTCAGATACCGACCAGGTATTCAGGGTGTTATCAGCTCGCTGTTCTTTGTCTCGGATATAATGACTTTTTTCCCCACTGGTTCAGCACCTTTCTGACGTTATTACGTAAAACGAATGGCAATGTACTGGTGTTCACAGACAGCCATGCTCTGCTTACCATGCGGAAAAGAAGTCTTATGAATCGCGTTTGTGATATGGAGTACATACTGGATATATCGTTACCCGTCACCTACATCTCTTTTGTGCTCGAGCACTATCTGAACAGGAAGCGCTCTATGAGAGTAAACTGCAAAATATCTGTGCGGGAGCTTGCCGTAATTGATGGTTTTCTGAATGGTGTTGATGCCGTGCACCACTCTTCAAAGCTGGGAATTGAAACCACAACGCTCTATCAGCACCGTAAAAACTGCGCCAACAAACTTGGCGTGAGAAATCTCAAAGATTTACTCAGACTTTGATAACCGGGGGAAGTCGCGTGCCCGTCATCAATATTCATAAAATCGACTGGTTCCGGATACTCACAGACCTGAGCCGTTTTGGTTACTCACTGCAGGACATTGCGGATGAACTGGATGTGGTTGCCTCCACACTAATCGGCTGGAAGAAAGGGGCCAGCCCCCGGCATCATACGGGTGAAGCGCTCATTGAATTATGGTGTCGGGTGACAGAGAAGGGCAGACATGAACTGCCAAAGGAAAAGTTTGTTCAGAAATTCGTTTTTCACTCTGCGGAACGCCTCTGCCGTCATTCAGAAAAATGAATCTGAACGGACTCATAGTGCCGGTCACTGTCTTACCGGCACAGAGTCATCATGATGAAGCTTGAAAGTGTTGTTAAGTATCACTCCCCGCGTTCTGTCACGCCCCTTGCTGGCCAGTCACCTCTGTCACCTGATGCCATGACCGGCAGTGATGTTATGGCCGCACTGGGGATGGTGCAGAAGCACGCTCCCCTCGGTTATTCTGCCTTCTTCGGAAAAATGCATCTCAGTCGTTATGACCGAGACCGCGCCATACGATTACTGGCATTCGTTGGTCTGCGTGCATCTGTGCGTTATCCGGCCCTCACAAAACTGCCTGAAGATGAGCGTATGGCCATCATCACGGTTATTGCAGGCTATGCCTTTCTCGATTATGCGCGCAGCCCGGATGCAATATCGTCATGTCACGCCTGTAACGGCACAGGCCTGCGTAAAGGAAAATGCTGCAGCAAATGCGGAGGGAAAGGTGTCGTGCGCGCTGCCTGCAAAGACTGTAAAGGGCGCGGTCAGTCAGTTAACCGGACGAGGACACGTTTTCAGGGCGTGACGGTTTATCAGCCCTGTAAGCGGTGTTCCGGACGGGGCTTTGAACGTATCTCTTCAACTGTTGTATACAGGGCAGTGTGTCAGGTCACGGACGCTATTACGCTGGATACCTGGCACAAAAGCGTGAAGCAACTGCACGAGTTTTTGATTGCCGAGTTGCACCGGGAAGAATCCTGGGCAGAGAAAGCGTTATCGTGCATTACTAAATAGCGAACGATAATTTACATTACGATGTTATCGCGCACTATTTACATTTCCATTTTTTGTGTTATTTTGGCTCCAACGATGGGTAAATGACCCTCGAGAGATTTTTATTCAGCCCTGTCATCTTTGTCAGGGCTTTTTTTATGGCCGGATGTGCCGTCACTGCACCCCGTTCACTCTCCAGCTCAGGTTTCATTTCTCCTTACTCTGCGCGGCAAACCACGATGAGCAAATTCACAACCGGTGTTGCTTACAGCGCATCAGCGGGATCTGTACTCCATGGTGTCCTTACTTACTTCAGTCCCGATGAGTGGAGTGCTGTAGGCGTGCTGGTCGGTATCAGCATTGCGACCGTTACCTGTATCACCAACTGGTATTACAGGCGTAAAGCAACACTGGCAGAGATCAGGGCGCTGCGCTGCACCTGCAAGGAAGAGCCGCGCTGAATCATGGCTATCTCCGCTGCGATGCGTAACAGACTTCTGGCTGCAGGTGGTGCGGGCGCCCTGGCTCTGGCTATTACGCTGCTGGGCGGTCCGGATGGTCTGGAAGGTCGTCGTTATGTACCTTATCGGGATGTAGCCGGTGTGCTCACGGTATGTGATGGTCATACGGGCACCGATATTGTCAGTAACAAAACCTATACCGACAGGGAGTGCGACACTCTGCTGCGCGCAGACCTGAAACCCGTTCAGGCCGTCGTTGACAATGTTGTCACGGTCTCCCTCAGCGATTACCAGCGCGCCGCACTTTACAGCTTTGCCTATAACACCGGTACTGACGCTTTTTCCCGATCTTCACTTTTGAAAAAACTCAACGCAGGCGATAAAACAGGCGCGTGCAATGAACTGCGCCGCTGGGTCTTTGCGGGCGGCAGGAAATGGAAAGGGCTGATGAACCGCCGCGAAACTGAGCGTGCACTATGTCTGGCGGAGAACGGTGATGACCTTAAACAGAATTAAGTGGGATGCCGTTGTGATAGGGCTGCTGCTTGTCCTGGCTACTGGACTGGGTGTCACGATTAAGCTTCAGTCCATTTCTAATGCCCGGCTCAACAGACAGAACAGGCAACTGGTGCAGGAAAAGACCTCAGCTGAAGTGATGACGATTAACGTCCTGAAGGCTACAGCACTCTTCAACGACATCGCCCGGGCAACGCACAATGATAATCAGGCCACTAATGCAGAAAGCGAACGCAGAGTGGTGGTCATCCGGAAGCTGGTCAAAGGTAACAGCTGTGCCTCTGAACCTGTTCCTCGTCACGCTGCTGACCAGCTGCGCGCGCACAGAGACACAGTACGTTCCGGTTCCGCCCGTGCCGATACCGGCAAGTCTGCTGGCTGACTGCGAAGTGCCGCCTATTCCAGAGCCGCTTACCTGGGGAGAGAGTCTGGAGTTGAATGAACGATTGCTTAGCGTTGTTGAACAGTGTAACCGTGACAAGGCCGCCATCCGACAAATCGAACGGGAACGGCAAAAGTGAACATACTCCGGTTGCTGTAAGGCAAAGCAGCGTGATCAGCACATGGCTCATCGGGTATGCTCCTGACCTGAGCTTTATGGATGAGGATCACATGAAACGGTTAGTCAAAATTTCAGCCATCACAATTACACTTCTGGCAGTGCTCGCACTGGCTGTAATGATTCTTTTAATAGTATCAATGAGGCCTTCAAAAGTTGATGCTGCACAGGCTGAAGCCTGTCGGCACTATGATAACCAGACAATCATGGCTAAAGTGATACGGGCTAAAACCGGAACTAAGGAAGAGTGGAAAAATTTCTCTGACGTTCAGGACGCAGCTGAAAAGAACGGAATTCTGATCGACTATGGCCAGATGACATTCGGGAACGATATCTGGTTAGTTCCTTTCACTCAGCGTAGCGGTCAGTCAGCAACCGGTGAATACTTTGGCATGCTGGATTGCACCACAGGCAGTGTTGAGTTCGGCAAAAAGTGATTTTCCACGACCGGTTAGTAAGCACAATAAGTAGCATTTGTTCGTTCGCTTCATTGCAGTGGCGATAGCTGAATAAAAAACGACTATCGATCGGCTGCATGATGTTGCTGCTGGCAGGCGCCGGTTAAAGCTCAACGCCACATGCACGAAGCAATCTACCTCCGCCGCCGGCATGGATGATGCAGCAGTACATCAGAGAGCAGTATTTGAAGTAGTGTGATTGCGAAAATTATTCAACTTTTGTGCTAATTCGCCGATACCATGTAAACAATTATTATGGAGGTGAATCGCATGCAGGGAGTTGTTGTAAGGACAAAAGGCGAACTTAAGCAGGCGAAAGAAAATAATATTGACCTGATTATTGTTGAAGGTGAGCTTGCCAAAAAAGTTATGAAAGGCAAAACGATAGCTCATGCTAGCGCCGCAACAATTGCTTTGGTGGGAGTATCAGTTGCAGCCATGCCTGCTACAGGAGGGCTATCATCTTTTGCTTTGATGCCGATTGCTGCAATGACGGGCATTGAGATTGCTGCATTAGCAGCAGTCTGTTTTTTAGGTGCAGGCTTTTTAATCGCTTTATTTAAAGACTATGAAGAAATAGATTTTGATGCCAAAGCACTAACATTGAAGCTAAGACGCAAGCAAAAAAATTAAACCTCCGGATGGGGGTTTTTTATTGGAGCCAGTATGCCAGAAACCGACTGCATCACAGTCACCACCAAATCCGGTGAGACTCATGAGGGTCTGGTGAACCGTTCACAGCCTAAAGTGGTTAACGGCTTCATCGGCATCGCACGCGAAGATGTTGGCTGGGTATATCTGGCGCGTGGTGACGTGCTCAAGATGGAGTACGTGCCAGAGCAAGCTGAATAAAGTCCCAACGATTAAGATAATTATCGTCGTCTGTTTTAGATATTTTAAAGAGAGGCACCTGATGATGCCATGTCGATAAAGCATCTACGTCGCAGCTTGGAACAACATATACTACAGGGACGGAAGTATTGTTCATATCCTCAGACATATTACAGAAGACATAAAACAAGTCAGGTGACACTATTGGTCTGTGATTGCCAACAGTCCATTGCCTAGGGGAAGATCTAGCCCAAGAGCCTTTTACCTGAATGCTTATGCTTTTAGAACCGTCGATTGTCGCAATGATATCGACCCTGCTTGAACCGCTCGTTGTTAAAGCTGCGCTTATGCCAAGGCGAGAAAGCATATAGGCAACGTAATATTCTCCTGCATCACCGGCATTCTTGGCGGTGCGCTTGGTAACTTCTGACATATTCATTTCCTGGAATTAAAATGGCACTCACCGACAAACAAGAAATGTTCTGTCGCGAGTACCTCATCGATTTGAACGCCACGCAAGCGGCCATTAGGGCGGGGTACAGTGAAAAGACTGCAAACCGAACCGGATCTGAAAACCTGTCAAAACCTGATATTGCGCAGCGCATCATTGACCTTAAATCAGAGCGCAATGAAAGGGTAGAGGTAAATTCAGACTATGTGTTGCGCCGCCTGGTTGAAATTGACGAAATGGACGTGCTCGACATCATGGCCGATGACATGAGCATAAAATCTGTATCGCAATGGCCTGCATCATGGCGTCGGTATCTGAGCGGCTTCGATCTGGCTGAGATGTTTGAAGGCCGGGGTGAAGAGCGCGAGATGGTCGGCATCCTGAAAAAGATTAAATGGCCGGATAAAGTCAGAAATCTGGAGCTGCTAGGCAAACACATTTCGGTGCAGGCGTTCCGCGAGCAGGCTACAACATCACTGACAGGTAAAGACGGCGGCCCGCTTGAGGTTGCGCTGCTTTCACGCGAGGAATACCGGCAGGCCCGCCGGGAAATGCTGGAGGATGACGACTGCTGACTTCAAAAACGCTGCACGCCGTATAGAGTGTGAAGAAGACGGGCTCTATTTCACCCGGTACTTCTTTAAGCAGCGCACTGGCAGCAGAATGATTGTTGCGCCTCATCATCAGGTGATACAGCGGACGCTGGACCGGGTGATTGATGGCGATATCCGGCGACTCATCATCAATGTGCCCCCGGGCTACACCAAGACGGAATTGGCCACCATCAACATGATGGGCCGCGGGCTGGCGCTGAACCGCCGTGCCCGCTTCATGCACTTGTCCTATTCCCACAACCTGGCCTTACTGAACTCGTCAACCACGCGAAGCATCGTGAAGTCTGCCGCTTTTCAGGCCATGTGGCCGATGGCGCTGCGCGATGATGCCGACAGTAAAGCGATGTGGTGGACTGAATACGGCGGCGGGGTGTATGCCTCTTCCGCTGCAGGGCAGGTTACCGGCTTTCGCGCCGGACACATGGAGCCGGGCTGGCAGGGAAGTCTTTTAATTGATGACCCGGTTAAACCTGACGATGCCTACAGCGAAACGATACGCAACGGCGTCAACACCCGCTTCAACGAAACTATCCGTTCCCGTCTGGCCATCGAGACCACGCCCATCGTGGTCATCATGCAGCGCATTCACTACCACGACCTGAGCGGATACCTGCTGCGCGGTGGCAGTGGCGAACAGTGGCATCACCTGAACCTGCCGGTACTGATTGATAACAGCGAGCAGTATTCAGTGCTGTATCCTGAAAACTCGTATGCAATACCCGTTGAACATGGTCTGCCTGACGGCTGGCTGTGGCCATACAAGCATAACGAGTCGCATCGCACCTCACTGTTTTCACACCGGCGCACCGCTGAGGCCCAGTACATGCAGCGGCCCCGGCGGTTCAATGCCGAAGGCGCGCTCTGGACAGAAGCTATGGTGTCCGGTGCACGTGCGCTGGAGATTACCCTTCAGCCGTCGCGAACGGTGGTCGCCATCGACCCGCAGGCCACCAACAGCGAAGAGAGTGACGAAACCGGTATTGTCGTGGCGAGCAGTTACGGGCGCGGTAATGACCGGCTGTTCTCTGCTGACGCAGATTACTCCGGGAAGTACTCGCCGAACGGCTGGGCGAAGCGTGCCATCAGGGCGTATGAAGAGCACCACGCTGAAGCCATCGTTATTGAAACCAATCAGGGCGGTGACATGGCGGAGGACACCCTGCGTAATGCGGGTTTCCGCGGTCGCATCATTCGTGTGCACGCCAGTAAGGGCAAATTTGCCCGTGCGGAACCCATTTCAGCCCTATACGAGCAGGGGCGGGTGGCGCACCGCGGCAACCTCTACCAGCTTGAGAACCAGCTGCTGGAATATGTGCCGGCCACCGCGAAGAAATCCCCCGACCGCCTGGATGCGCTGGTCTGGGCCATCACCGAACTGTTCCAGCCGAAAGGTACAACAGTCCGTCCATTCTCAGCCTGACAGAACAGAAATATGAGCAACGACGTCCGCAAGCGATCGCCAAAAATCGAGTCGATTGCCGGATGCTGGCCAATGATCACCGCATTGCTGGGCGGCACAGCAGCCATGCGGCAGGCGGGTAAAACGTACCTGCCTAAATGGCCCAATGAAGAAGAGGCGTTTTATAAAAACCGGCTGGCAACGGCCACGCTTTTCCCGGCCTTTTCCCGTACGGTCGAGGTCCTGAGCGGCAAACCCTTTTCCCGTCCGGTGACATGGGATGAGAAAGTCGTGCCTCAACGTATCCGCGAGATGTTCGCGGATGTAGACCTGCAGGGCACCAATCTGCATTCCTTTCTGGCAGACATTTGTGAGGAGGCGATGGCGTACGGGCTCTGTGGCATCCTGGTCGAGCATCCGCCTGCAGAGAAGCAACTCTCCCTGGCCGAAGAACGACAGCGCGGGCTGAGGCCTTATTTCGTCAAGGTAAACGCGAACAGCCTGCTTGATTATGACTCAGAGCGCGTGAACGGACAGGAAACGTTTACCATGCTGCGCTTTGTAGAGACGGTGAGTGAGCGTGATCCGGATAATGAATTTGCCGTGAAAGACATTGAGCAGGTCAGGGTACTGAATCCCGGCCGCTGGCGGATTTATCGCGAAAAACTCAATGAAACGAGCGGGGTACTGGAGTGGCAGCTGCATGATGAAGGCACCACCAGCCTTAACAAAATCACTTTTGTTCCGGTCTACGGCGACAAGCGTGGCTTTATGAATGGCCGGCCGCCGCTGGCGGAACTCGCGTGGCTCAACGTCGAACACTGGCAGTCGCGCAGCGATCAACAGACCATTCTGCATGTCGCCCGCGTACCGGTGCTGTTCGGTAAGAAGCTGGGCGACGGTCCCATCTCGGTAGGTGCGGCATCGGCCATCGGCTTCCCAGGCTGCACGCAATGAGTTGCCCGAAGCAAACCTGCCTGCCGGAACAGCTCACCGTTCGCCGCAGACAGACGCCCTGATTCACAATAAATTGCTGAACGATCCTTTGTCACCAAGGGTGGGTGCAGAGGACCCCGATCTGATTGTGGTCAGTTTTACCAACTACGATTGCACAGACTGCAAACAGGTCGACAGACATCTGGAGAAGCTGCTCAACGCTTATCCCCGGATCGCGGTCACCTACAAACTGCTTTCCTGGGGTCCGGCGTCATCAACCGCTGTTACCCGCAGAGCACTATCAGTGTGGATTGAGCAGCCAGACAAATTCCACGTGTTTCATCATGCGCTGATGTCCTATAGTGGGATGGCTGACGATGTGCGTATCTATTCGGCTTACAGCGCTGCCGGAATGAAACTGAGCACGTTCAGGCCAGACACACAGCACATCATCGATGTGAACAAAGAATTTTTAAAAGTTATGCATCTGCCAGGTACACCAGCAACCCTCATCGGAGACAAAGTATTACTGGGTGCAGTGACTTATGACGCGCTGGAAGAGGCCGTTAAAGCGGCACTGGCCGAGACAAAAGACGGGAAACGTTTAGCTGTAACGAAAAAGAAGACCTTCAGGACCGGATAAATTCCGCATGAAGCACATCGTTTTGCCCTTAATCCGATGTCCGGGTACAGGTTTATCTGCTCACCTGCCGGCCCGTCACAGTCAGAGCGCAGGGCTGATACCCGCGGGGTCCTTCCTTCTCTCATAGTCAGTCTCCTCCTGAATCAGGTAAACGCAGCATGTCATTTCTGAATTCCCTGTCGCAATTTGCACAGGGTATTGATCCGACAGTCACCCGCCTGATGCTGGGCGACTTCGAGTTTATGGAATTCGAAGTGCCTGAACAGGTGTCCATTCGAGGCAGGCAGAAAACAGTACAGCACCAGCTGATTGGTGGCCGGCGTGTTATCGACGTGCTGGGCACGGAATACGAGCCATTAGCCTGGTCTGGCATAATAACGGGCCTGCAGGCGGGTGAGCGGGTCAGTGCCCTTGAGCGAATGCGGGATGCCGGGCAGCCGATGGTGCTGACGCTGGACGATTACCGCTTCACTGTTGTGATCACGGCGTTTACTCCGGTCTACGAGTATATCTGGCGTCGCCCTTATTCCATTGAAGTGGCGGTTGTCTGTAATGAGGGTTCGCCGGAAAAAGTGGATGCCCTGACCGGCGCACTGCGGGCACTGATTGACAGTTACCTGGGCCGTGCGCTGGGCCTTGCAAAAATCATCAACGTTGATGCCGTCACGCAGGCCGTCAGAAATCTGCATCAGGCTGTCAGACAGGTGACAGATTTTGCGCATGCTACCGTCGTGCAGATTCAGGCCGTTGTCAGGCCCATTATTGCTGCCCGCAACATCATTCAGCATGAGCTCGCACTGCTGGAAGCCGCAGCCGCTGATATCACGACGCTGGGCGGGCTGGTGCCAGGTAACCCCATCTCAAAAACCGTCAGTAATCTGCTCACTCAGTCAGACCACGCAACCCGCATTCCGGCCCTGTATCGCCTTCAGGACGTGCTGGGCAGACTGAACAAAAACGTGAATTCAGGGCAGGCCGCCAGTGGCCTGAAAGCGGTCACGCTGTCAGGGGGCAATCTTTATCAGGTGGCGTCAGAGCAGTATGGGGACGTATCTCTATGGACCAGCATCGCCGATGCCAATGACCTTTCCGATCCGCAACTGAGCGGTATTCATACCCTGAAAATACCCACCAGCCCGGCGAGTTAGCGATGAACGTCAATAATCCCGTAACGGCATCAAGCGCCCGCCATGTTAGCGGGCGTTGTCTTTTAAATGGCACAGAGGTGCCTTTTGTATCGTTCAGCATTGAGAACAATACGTACCGCGGCGCGGGGACGTTCGAGCTTACGCTGGCTATCTCTGCCATGCCTCCGGCCATGAGGCTGCTGAACTGGTGGGCGGTGCAGACTACCATCAGAGCAGAGCTGTTCATTTCAGTCATCACCCAGGCGGGTGTTAACGAAAAAAAGCACATCACAGGAAACATCGATACCTGGCATTACGAACCGGCACGATTTGAGATTTCAGCAGAAGGGCGCGACTTTACCGCAAAACTGATTGATGCGAAGACAACCGGTGAAAGCTTTAAAAACCTGACCAGTTCCCAGATAGCCACTGCACTGGCGCAGCGTCACGGGCTTACACCGGTTGTCACTGCAACGACACAACGCGTCGGCGAATATTACCAGATTGATACTGCGCATCTTACAGGTGAACAGACGGAATGGGACTTGATCACCAGCCTGGCAGCTATCGAAAACTTTTCGGTCTGTGTGAAGGGTGACAGCCTGCATTTCGAACCTAAAGGCGTTCATGCTGGTGTGGATAATTATGTTATCCGCTGGCAGCCCCCCGGTGAGCTGGCGTATCCCCGGAGCAATGTCTCTGATGACCTGACATTTTCACGTGCATTAACGATTTCGAAAGGGGTGACGGTTGAAGTGCTGAGCTGGAATGCAAAGCTGAAAAACAGGCAATTTACCGCCACTTATCCAGCGCAGCCCAGGGGGCCTGAGCCGGGTAAATCGACTGCGGACACACAGGTCTATCGGGTGATGCGTAACGGACTTACACCCGATGCTGCCCGCGCGCTGGCTAGGTCATTATACCGGCAGATCGTTCAGCATGAGATGGCATTCAGCGGTTCAGTGGCCGGCGACAACCTGCTCATGCCGGATACGCTGATCCGTATTGAGGGCACCCAGAGTCCTTTTGACCAGATTTATTACTGCGATAGCGTGCGGCGAACCCTGAGCTGGGAGACGGGCTACAGAATGCAGATTTCCGGTAAAAATCACAGTCCTGCTCTGGAGTCTGAACGGTGAGGGTGCTGCTCAATGCCGTGGCTGCGACGACGCTTCAGAACATGGCTGACAAAAACGGCACACGTCAGGGCATCATCACCGCCTACGATCCGGACAGTTATGCGGTAAAAGTCCAGCTACAGCCGACGGGTGAGGAAACCGGCTGGATCCCCCTCAGTACGCCTTGGGCGGGTAACGGCTGGGGATTTGCTGCAGGTCCGATGATCGGCGCTGTGGCGGAAGTGGGATTTGATTCCGGCCTGAGGGGCGTGGGGATGGCGGAAGGGCAGTTTTACAACGACGCTGACCGCTGCCCGGGGCCACCCTCTGGTGAATTCTGGCTGGTGCATCAGAGCGGTTCGCTGCTGAAGTTTCTCAACAGCGGGGAAGTCCTCCTGTCTGCGAAGGGAAAACTCACTTATGACGCACCGGCACATCATTTTACCGGCGGCGACGTGCTGATAGATAAGAACCTGACAGTCGGGAAAAACATCAGCGACCACAATGGCCGTTATGGCCCTGTAGATCGTATCCGTACCGTTTATGGCGGTCACACCCATCTCGAAAAAGGTCAGGGCAATTTCACTGCCCCGCCGAAACAGCAAATCAAAACTCTTCTGCAGGATTAATCTATGCACGACCTCTATCACTTCGCAGGCGGAGACCTCAACTCCTCTTCTACTGGCGATTTACGCACGGCATCAGGCAGCGACCGCACGAAACAACGCATTCTGCGACGGCTGCTGACAAACTCTGGCGACTACCTGTTTCATCCGGAATACGGTGCCGGGCTGGGGAAGAAAATTGGCGAGGCAGTCAGATCGGGGGAATGGAAATCACTCATCAGTGGCCAGATGTTGCTTGAAGACGCTGTAGCTGCCCATCCACCGCCAGTTGTGAACCTGACCCTGATTGAAGGGGGCGTCAGCGTATCGATTGCTTACAGCGATAACCTGACAGGCATGCCCGAAACGCTCAACTTTGACGTCACAAGGTAAGCAGATGTCATCGCTCAACGTTAAATCTTTCTCTGAACTCGTCAGCGAACAGGTCACTGCTATACAGTCGCGGGCGGCAAAACTGCTGGACTTCTCCATCGGCAGCATTCTGCGTTCGCTGGCTGAATCCAATGCCGGTGTGGCAATGTGGATCCAGCAGTTGATTGTGAAGCTTCTGGTGACGACGCGCGCCGCCACCTGCTCAGGTGACGATCTGGATAGCTGGATGGCGGACTTTGGTTTTTTTCGCCGCTCTGCCGTGCAGGCCACTGGCAACGTGACGTTCTCCCGTCTCACGCCCACCTGCCAGGCCCTTATCCCGGTCGGGACCAAGATAACCACCCTTGATGGCAGCCAGACCTACACTGTTATTGCAGATCAGCCCGGGCGGTCGGGCTATATCATCGCGGCCGGCGTTATCTCTCTGGGTGTACCGGTACGGGCAGACACCGCAGGCGCTGCGGGTAATGCTCAGCCAGGTACCATCACCGTCATCACAGGTTCAGTGTTATATGTCGATCAGGTCACCAATCCGGAAGCTTTTACCGGCGGAAAGGATGCTGAGTCCGATGACGAGTTTCGCGTACGATTCAGAATGTGGATTTCGTCGTTATCCAGAGCAACCAAAGCGGCGATTACGTTTGCGCTCAGCACTATTCAGCATGGCGTCAGCTTCACGCTGAACGAGAATGTCGCCTGGGACGGTGCGCCGCAGCCGGGCTATTTTTATGCGGTAATTGATGATGGCAGCGGCATGCCGCCACGCGAACTCCTTGATCATGCCTATAAGGCTATTGATGCTGTGCGCGGCTTCACTATTACCTTTGGGGTTTTTGCGCCGGAGGTTATCTATGCCAGTGTCGTGCTTTCATTTACGACAGATAATCAGGCAGACCACACAGGGGTAGCCATGCTGGTTGAGGAGGCGATAACACATTACATTGCCAGCCTTAAGCCTGGCCAGCTAATGGCCTACACCCGCATCATCAGAGCGGCCTATGCGGCCAGTCCATTGGTCTCGAACGTGACATTCATTACCCTCAATGGCGGAAAAGCCGATCTCGCGGCCTCGCCAAAACAGGTTATTCGCAAAGGTCAGATCACGGTGAGCTGAATGGCTAAAGGTGATAAGAATGACTTTCTTAACCGGCTTCATGCACTGCTGCCGCCCGGCTGGTTTAATGATAACAGCCCGATTCTTGAAGGGACGCTGTCTGCCTGTGCCTCATCGTTAGCCTGGTGTTACACCCTTTATCGCTACGCCCGTCAGCAGACACGCCTCTCCACCGCCACAGATGGCTGGCTGGACATCACAGCCTGTGACTTCTTTGGCAATAGCCTCAGCAGACCTGATGGTATGGATGATGACCGCTTCCGGATCCGGATAAAAACGAATCTGCTTCGAGAGCGGGGTACGCGACAGGCGGCCATCGACATTCTTGAGATGCTGACCGGGAATAAGCCCGTTGTGTTTGAGCCGTCGCGCCCTGCCGATACAGGTGCTTACGGTGGTCCGGCCATCGGCTATGGTGCGGCTGGCGGATATGGATCCCGCTGTCTGCCTTACCAGGCATTTGTAAGCGTCAGCCGGCCGCGCAGTCAGGGCATTCCCTGGGTGGCGGGATACGGAATATCAACGGCCGGGTACAGTAACCCTTCGCGTGCCCAGTATGTTTCCAGGCAGATGATCACTGGCTGTATTACGGATGCGCAGATTTACGCAGCCATTGCGGCAGTTAAACCGGAAGGCACACTCGTCTGGGTAAGAATTCATTAATCTCATTTTCTCCGTTAACAGTCACACGATGGCCATCCTGAGGATGGCCTTTTTATATGGATAACACTATGGATCGACAGATTGTTTATCCGGGCGCCATTCCGCTCGAAACCGACCTGCTTAACACTAATAAGTTTGCCATGACAGGAATGGCAAAACTGGCATCAGCCATTATGGGCGAAAGCACATGGCTTCACGGGCTGGCATGTAAGCCGACTGCACCTGCATCAATGAGTGTGGAGGTCGGGGAAGGGCAGATTTATACGCTGCAGCATGTTGATGATACGGCTTATTCGTCACTGGCTGCTGATAACACAAATACCATTCTGAAGCAGGGTCTGAATACGTCTGCGTGCCTTTTCAGACTCGAAGCACCCGCATTACAGGGACATAGCATCAACTATCTGATCCAGGTGACTTACGCAGATACTGATACGGGTCCCACTGTGCTGCCTTATTACAATGCGGCTGACCCGGCGATAGCCTTTAGCGGCCCGGCTAACAGCGGCACTGCACAAAGCACGGTAAGAGCCGGTAAATGCCATCTTGCAGTCAAAGCGGGTATTGCCGCCAGAACGGGTACCCAGAAGTCCCCGACACCGGATCCTGGTTATACAGCAGCATGGATAATTACCGTAAATAACGGGGATTTATTCATTGAGGCTTCAGCGGTAAGCATAGCTGAGCATGCGCCTTTTCTTCCTGAGGACGGCATCATCACTGCTGTTCAGCAGGGGTGTATGAACCGTGGCAAAGCGAATCGTGAGGGGGATACCTACCATCTGGTCTGTCAGCCGCCGGTCACAAAACTGACAGATGGCATGCGTATTTTTTTCCGCATACCCTCAGCGAACACCGGAGCCTGCAAACTTTGTGTTGGCGCTCTTCCTCCTTACCCCATCTATGACCACACATCCCAGGAACTCAAAAAGGGCAGCCTCAGCCTCTGTCAGCAAAATGAAGTTGAGTGGAACGCGACCCTGAATGCGTGGATCCTGTGTAATAGCCAGCAGAGAACTGACTGGGAAGAGCTGGACCGACACTACATTCCTGTCAGCGGTGGCGAAGTAAAAGGGCCATTATCGGTTGAAGGTTTACTGAGTACGGACGGGGAGCTCAGTATCGGGGAAGCGAAAGTCACGCCACAAGGTGACGTTCTTGGAAAAGTGTGGAATGGAAGTCTACAAAAATGGTTAATTCAGCGTTCAGCAGGATTCTTAGATAAACAATGGTCTTATTTAGTCTGGAAAGATCCGGTCAGCAGGCTCATTATTCAGGGTGGATTCATTGAACGCCCAGACGATCAGCCTGTTAGGTATCATATTTCTTTCCCTAACACGTGTTTTATCGTACTGATAACGCAATCTGGACATGACGGAAAGAGCACATATAACTCTCATGTTTATAACGTTGACCGGAATCAATTTAAACTGCGCGCAGGAAAGGGTGAACCTAATTTCTACTGGCTGGCTGTAGGATTTTGATCATGAATATTGGCTATAGCGCAAAAATGAATGCATTTTTCTTGCTTGAAGATGAGGAGGCATACAGGGAAAGTGGTGCGTGGCAGAATGATATTCTTCCGGTGCCGAATGATATGTGGATCAGATTTATTGGCAAACCGCCGGAAGGTAAAGAACGCGGACCAGGAAAAGATGGCCTGCCAGCCTGGGTTGATATCCCTGACCAGGAAGGCCCAACCATTGAGGAAAACGAGTCGATAAAGAATGCGTTACTGGAAAGGGCGGATACGGAAATACGCATGCTGACAGTAGTGCAGGAAATTTATGGACTAAATGAAGAAGAAAAACAGAAACTCATTGCCTGGAAAAAATATTTAGCTGAAGTATACAGGCTGAACGCGAGAGTAAATAAGAAAATGGACTGGCCAAATATGCCAGAAGCTGGCTGAAGAGGCTCGTCCGGAACGAGCCTCTGAGTTAATACTTAAAAGCGATAACCGACATTGATGATAGCGCTCTTCACATCATGTTTTTTTGATGTGAAAGCGGCCTGCGAGCCTTCAAAAGCTGCAGTTAATGCCAGATGTCTGGTTGCATCAAATGTCAGACCAGTACTGTACGCAAAATGGTTGGAGGAAGATGAACCACTACTGGAAGACATTCTGTTAATATCTTCATAACTTAACGGGTTGTCCACTTTCGTATGCGAGATACCGCCTAATGCAAATACACTGAGTTTATCGGAGATGCGGTAAGTTGGCCCCATCAATGCTGAGTAATATACTGCATTTCTGTCTAACCGGTGTTTAGCATTATAATTTTCTCTGCATTGTTTATCATTCTTTCTGCACTCATTATCAGCTTCCCGCCATTTCTTCTGCATCGCCGACACGGTGCCCATGAAACCCCATGGTGATGATGTCTCATACTGAAACCGGAAGTTCCCACCCTGAATTTCACCAAAATCATTAATATGACCACGCTGGTAACCAAAAGACATGGTTGGCGTAACATCTGTGTCATCAGCCATTGCACAGGTACACAGAATTGTGGAAGTCAGCAAAGCCAGTGACGCTTTTCTTAATAACATCTGAACTCCTTTTAGAAGTGGGTTGCAAATTTCGGCGTGCATACCCGTTAAGGGAGACCCATTTATAGCCAGACTGCAGTTCAGAAAAGTGAAAACTCTGCAAGATTTTCAGGTTGTTAGATTTGAGCCTGCTGATGGCATTAGCGTCATTTAATGGGTAACTTCAGAGAAGTGCGGGAGTAGCATTAACGCAGGAGAGCAAAAGGGGATAGTGTTGCCGCCGGGGCTGTCGTTCGTATCCGCCGCGTGTCGTCAGAGCAGTCTCATCCCTGGGTGGGTGGCTTGCGATCTGTGCCCTGAAGTTTTAACGGGGTTTACCGATAAAATTTTCATTTAAATGGCGCATACAGGTGAGCATTTTTTTGTTTAGATCAATACTGCTTCTCATTATGACACTTGCCCTGTCCGGCTGTGGTACTTTACTGGGGAGTAAATTTTACAATGTCGATATCGACCCTAAGAGATATAATGACACTCGTCATGCTTTTACGGAATATACTGACATCGTTTTACTGTCTGAAAACTTTGATGGTAGTCATAACTTTATAACAGATGGTGGCACCGTATTTCTTCTGGTTGCTGGCACAGGGAATATCACTAAAGAAAATATCAATCAGAGGCTCAGGCCATTTTATGATTTCCTGACCTGGGCCAGGCTGGAAGGCAGTGAAAGCGAAAATAAACGTATTTTTTTACAATATGCAGACAGAAATGAAGCGCCGTCGTATAGAGTTTCGTTACTTTCCGGACGGTACGCCAGCATTTGTTGA